TGTTTTTTTTTTTTTTTTTTTTCTTTTTTTTTTTTTTTTATTTAATTTTTTTTTAAATTTGTTCTTTTTATTTCTTTTATTATTATTTTTTTTACTAAATTTCATATATTATTTGTATATAATTATTTGCAAAATAATTGTTATATGTTTAGTACAACCGATTGGAAAAGAAATTATACAAAATTTAGTTATTATTTATAATACATTACTACACAACTATATTTTAGATAATATTGTTACGTTTATAAATTCATTTCAATCTATAATATATTATAATATTATGATATTATACAAATGAGACCACATTTAGAAGTAAACGATGAAAAAATGTTTTATAAGTATTTAGATAAAAGTAAAGTATATTTTGAGTATGGATCAGGTGGTTCTACATATCAGGCTAGTATTAGAAATAATATAAATAAAATATATTCTGTTGAAAGTGATAAAGAATGGCAAAATAAATTAGAAGAAATGATTCAATCAAATAATGTTACATATTTTTTTAATGAAATGAATACATTACCTAATACTTGGGGATATCCTGGTCCAAATAGTAATCCTATACAGCATAAGAATTATAGTGATTATATAAGAAATATTAGTAAAGAAGAACAAGAAAAGATTGATTTAGTATTTATTGATGGACGATTTAGGGTTGCTTGTTGTTTAAAATGTTTTGATATAATTAATTCTGATTGCTTTATTGCTTTTGATGATTTTTTAAATAGAATAGAATATCATATTGTTTTAAATTTTTATAATATAATAGAACGCACTATTGATAATAGAATGGTTATTTTACAAAAGAAAAAAAATATATCTAGTATACCAGAAGAGATAATAAAAAAATATGAATTAATAATGGATTGAATTAGCAAAAACGTTTAATCCCATATTTTTCATATATATATAAAACACTGAATATTAATTTTCTAGTTATTTTTTCATTTTCCTCACAATATTCTTTACTTTGTTTTCTGACTAATTCATTATTATTTGAACCAGGGTAAACACTACTTATTAATTTTAATTGATTAAGAAATTTACTATTATCATTATACAATGAATGATATTCATTGGCTTTTGTTGTAAAATAACTGATTAAATCTAATATTTCAAAAATATAATTTTTATATATTATTTCAATATTTTGTGGATCTTTGCTTGTTATATTATTAATTTTATAATTATTAGAAATATATTCTATTATATTTGGTTCATCTGGAAAAGCTATATTAAAGTATTTACTTGGACTCCCGAAATATAAATATTTTTGTAACTTATCTATTGGTATTGATTTTAACATATCTATTATTGGTAAAGCGGTTTTATCATAAGTACAATAATTGAATTGAGCATAACCTCTAAAAATTTGTGGAAAATTCGTCAAGATATTTTTATTTGGTGGGCAAATAAATCTATGAAAAATTTCCTTGTAAAAAGATAAATTGTATTTTATATTATTATTTAAATATGAATATAATAATTTAATCACATCTTCAGGTAAATCATTTAATTTAATTAGTATTTTTTTTTCATACTTTTCTAAACGTTTTTTATTTTTCTTTTCTAAACGTTTTTTATGTTTTTTATTTTGTTTATGTTGTAATGTAGTTAGCATTTTGGAAAACATTATTTTGAATCTTATATATTATAAATTACTTTATATATATTATATTCAATTTTTTATTTATTTATGAAATACCAAAAGAAAAGTTTTTAAAAAAAATTAATAAATAAAATATTTTAGAAAAATAAAATATGTGCGTAATATATATAGATGACGGTTCACGAATCTATCCTTTTTGATTTGATCGTTGCTGAGTGTAACTCTATTGACGCTGCTATTTTTACTTATATATCAGCCGATGGACATACTTTGTTTATTTCTAATATTTCAGAAGAAGCTATAATAAAATTAGTTTTCCCTATCAATAAAGATAGTAACAATAATAAATTAACCCTTGTTTCTGTAGATGTATCACTTGTATCAAATCCAACGTTACGTGTCAATGTTCCTGGATTAACACAACAAATGATTCATGCGTTCAATAATAGTAATTCAAAAGCTTATAAAAATGCTGGAATAAATCACGCACCCTTTGCTGAAATCCCATCAGGAATTATTCCACAAGAACAGCCAACTTTAACTGCTTCTCAATTAACCGATGTATTAACAAGTGTTACTACCTTTACTAAATCTACTTATAAAAAGGAAAAATTATTCGGATTAGAACTTACTAATCAATGTACAAATGGTAGCGGTGATCTATGTCAAAATCAAGGTAGTTTATGTAAAATTAACGGTCAGTGTCCACCTGGTTACAATCTAGGGAAGGGCGAGTGTTGTGACAAAATGAAATCCCCTGAATAAGACGTCTAATAGTCACAAAGAACTATTTTTAGTAAATATAAAAAAATAAAATATGTGCGTAATATATATTATTCAAAAAAGAACTTAAAGCCCTTTAAGTATATTTAAATTAATATATTTTACACATTTTTAACTTAAAGAAACCCAACAATTCATTTTTATACAAAAATAATTATATCCTATCATATTAAATGTCTACATTCAATAATAACCGTTTTACACCTGGTAACAAAGCCAACTTAAGACCATTTATTACCAAAGAATACATTAAACAATATTATAGAACCTTTAATGCTACACAGCTTCAACAAAATATTAATAATGGTGATGATATGACTATGGGAAATTTATGTAATTGTATTCAGCCTAGAGCTAATATTAAGAAACAAGGATATAATGATCCCACACAATCTGAAAATAGACGTTTAGCACGCGCTTTAGATGGAAATTTAGGTGGTCGTATTACATTTGGTAATTTTAATATTGCCGTTGATCTAGCACTTCTTGAAGGCAGGGCCGGCCAACCTGGTGGGTTACCCAGACCTATAAGAAATAAATTTTAAACCGATGAACATTTAAAGTGTACCATTTTAAACGTTGATCTGTCATGACACTTAAGAATAAAATAGGATTTTGTCCCATTTTAATTCTTCAAGAGTTTAAATCGCGTTTTTATTTTTTATATTTAGACATAATTAATATTTTCTTTTTTTCTTATATTATTTTATAATGACTGGTAAAACAAAAATTATCGGAACTCGTGCTCAAGTATGGCATGGAACTTGTAAGAAAACATCTGGTGGTCTTACTAAATCTGATTTAATGATGAACAAACACGGTCACATTGTATCTAGAGCTAAACATAATACCGCCAAAAAAGAAAAACGCCTTTTAAAGTATGGTTATGGCACTCAAAAAGGCAAATTTGGCTTTGTTAAAGTTGGATCTAGAAAAATGCGCAAAGGATCTAGAAAAATGCGCAAATCAATGAGAGGCGGTGATTCTAGTCCAGCTGATGTTAATTCCAGTTATATGCTTGGTGATACTGCTGGCCAAGGTATTACTGAAGGAGGAGTTCAAGCCATTGCTGGCATGGCTGGAGGTAGAAGAAGATCTATGAGAGGTGGCATGTATGGTTTAGAACCTGCCGATGTTAATGCTATGGATATCACTGGTCAAGGTCCAAACTCTGGCAATGGCATTGCTGGCCAAGGTATTACTGAAGGAGGAGTTCAAGCCATTGCTGGTATGGCTGGTGGCAGAAGAAGAAGAAGAGGAAGAAAAATGAGAGGTGGAACTGGCGAGCAAATGTATCCCAGTAATGTAGAACAATCTGCTTTACAAGCTGGTTTTTAAAATAATTTAAAAATTTATATAAATTCATAAATTATTTAGAACATTTTATAAGTCATTCTTTCAAGTCATTCTTTCAAGTCATTCTTTTAACCAATCTGAACTAACAAATTTATCAAACTTTATATACAATGATAATTGATTTGTCAAAAATTTCTCAAAAAACTGTTTTGAAACAATCGGCATAAATTTTTGCTCTAAAAATCCTTTAGCCTTAAAATATGATTTATAACCTTTATATAATTCATCAAACGATATCAATTCCAAATTTTTATTTGTAGTTTCATTTATTAAATTTACTTTATGTGAATTTAAAAATTCATTTATATCATCTTGTTTTGACCATAAATTACATCTAATATTTGTTATATATTTATTATCAATTACTTCCACTTGTGGTGAAAAATAATGACAAATCATTTTTATCATATTTACATCCGATATTTGAGAATTCTTTTGATCCGCATTTTTATATAATGTAGCAAATTCATCTATTTCATATTCATCATCTAAATTATTATCATTTGTAACTGTTATATGTTTATCCCAAAAAGATAAAAATGTTTTTACATTTGGTAAATATTTACTTGTTACTTTTGTGAAAATAGTTGTACCATTATCATTCGTATTTTCTAATTTACCTGATAAAATTGTTAGCAACTGATTTGAATAAATCATATTTGGTATATTCAAACTTGTTAAATACAATTTCCATATATAATGCATATTTTTCCATGTTATATTATTAGAATCACTAGAACTAACCGGTTCAATACATTGATATATAAATTCATCTACAATTTTTTCTATTTGATTTTGAACAAAATACAATACATAATTCTTTATTACATCCTCTGTCTTCGTCTTCAAATAATTGTCCGCATTAGTATATTGATCAGAATAATGAGTTGCTACACATAATAAATCTATACCAATATTATTTAATATAACTTTTATAATATCATAATTAAATGTTTCGTTTGTTTTTATTAAACGATATAAGTTTAGTTTATGAGTATCATGATATTTTGTTATAAAATTATTCATTATAGAATTACCTGTAGTTATATACGCTATAGAATCAATTAATGAAATAAGTTTCCTTGAGTTTGGACTAACAAAATATAATAAATTTTCAGTATTTTTTTTCAATATACAATCCCCAATTACTGTTAAAAAATATTTAGCTTCTGATTTGCTTTGAAAAATTGTTTGTAAAAATCCTAATACATTTTGAATTGTATATGTTTCTGGTGTAGATTTTAATAAGGATCTATCTTTTATTTTTTTTAATATACTTTGTTTTGTTTTATGTTTCCATTGAATTAATTTACCTTCATCTGTTATTGTTGAAAGTAAATGATGATGTATATCATCTTCTTTTATTATTTTATATGTTTTACCATCATATTCATAATAAATATTATTGTATGGCATATAATAATAAGGATGTTTACACAAAAATACTTTGAAAAAGTTTTCTTGTTCTAAACTTAGTTCATTGATTCTAGAAACACGCTCATCATATTTTTTATTTTCTTGTTCTAACATATTCGGCAAATTAAATAAATGTGTTTCTAAACGATTTTTCATATAGGAATTATCTTTGTATTTCGTAAATAAATCTACAACTATATTTCCTATGTCTTCTATTTTATCAAAATCCATTATAAGAACTTTCTAAAGAGTCTTTAAGTTACTTTTCAAAATATTATATTATGTATCTATTATAATTAGAATAAATAAATGAACACACAAAAACGCATCAATCTAAGATATTTACCTAAACGTTTAACTTTTAGGGACAAAAAAAAACAAGCTCAAATGATTTTAAAATCTAGAAAACTTTATAAAAAAAATAAATATTATACCAGAAAACCAGTCAAGTCTTTTCCTAAAAAAACATCTAAACATATTTTGAAAGCTAGAAAAATGTATAATATTGATAAAATTGGTGCTACTAATCAATTATCCAAGAAAACTGGTTGTTCTAAGACAGCTTTAAGAAAAATTATTAGTAAAGGTGAAGGTGCATATTATTCATCCGGATCAAGACCCAATCAAACAGGACAATCTTGGGGCGTCGCACGTTTAGCAAGTGCTTTAACTTCTGGAAAAGCCGGTGCCGTTGATTTTAATATATTAATGGATGGATGTAAACCTGGATCTAAAGGATATAAAATGGCACAATTAGCACATAAAAAATATGGGTTTGGAAAAAGAAAAGTACCAAAAGTCAAATTATAAAATTATTAAAGTTAAAATATTAAATAAATATTTTTATAAACAAATAAGTATTTAAAGATTTGCGTTTAAAATCTACTATAATGTCACAATTTATCAATAAGAACGCATCTACCGATGGAAATGTTTTAACTATTAAAACTGTTCAAATTGCTCCATTTCGCACTCTTATGACTGCTTTAAAAGATATTCTTTTGGAAACTAATATTTCTTTTCAACCTGATGGTATCAGAATTATAAATATGGATAAATCACATACTATTCTTGTTCATCTTTATTTAGCAGCTTCTAATTTTGAATTTTATGAATGTAAAAAAGAAAAAATTATTATTGGTGTTAATATGTTCCACTTATTTAAGCTTATTAATTCTATTGATAATGATGACACTTTAACTATTTACATTGAAAATTCTGATTATTATGATGGAATTGTTTCTCACCTTGCTTTAAAATTTGAAAATGGCGATATTAAACAATGTAAGACTCAAAAACTCAAATTAATTGAACCTGAACAAGATGAATTAGAGGTTCCAGATGTTAAATTCTCTTCTATTATTAATCTACCATCTGCTGATTTTCAAAAGATTATTCGTGATTTATCTTGTATTTCGGATAAATTAGAAATTAAGTCTGTTGGTAATGAACTCATTTTTAAATGCCATGGACAATTTGCTTCTGCTGAAATTCATCGTGCTGAATCCGATGGTTCTATGGGATTCATTGTGAAACAAGATTCTTCTAAAGTTATTCAAGGAGAATTCTCTTTGAAGAATTTAGGCTATTTTATTAAATGTACTAATCTTTGCTCGCAAATTGAAATTTATTTAGAAAATGATTTGCCTCTTATTGTTAAGTATGATGTAGCGTCACTTGGGTCCATTCGATTAGCACTCGTGCCGTTACCCTCCGTCTAGGCCTACCCCGTATACCGAGCATCAATCAAATAAATTTTTATAAAAAAGTTCCAAAGTACCTGCTGTAGCGGAAACAAACCATTTAATATTAATATCTAAATTTTGTAAAAAAAGTTGAATTTTAATTTTAATGTATTAAATATTCTAATATATTAATATTATAATGAATTTGAATTTAGGAAGAGATAGATGTTGTACATTACCTTTTAAAAGAGATATCATTGGATCCCAGGGAGACCAAGGGAATTTTGGACAACTTGGAGAAATTGGATTAACTGGATCCACTGGTGCTACAGGGTTTCAAGGTGCTACTGGATTATGTTACAGAGGTTATAAAGGCCCTCAAGGACCAAGAGGAAATCCTGGTGGTCTTGTTGGACCTATAGGAGCAATAGGACCCTCTGGACCTATTGTAACAAAATCTAATTCTATAAATAGTAATTTTAGTTTTATAACAATTGATTTGGCTTCTTATGATTCAATTCCTGTTGATTTGACAAGTTTTGCTATTTCATCTATTAATAATACTATTAACCCTACATTAGCTACAACTTATTCAATTAATTGGTCATTTTTTGGATCATGGACTGACTCAAATAGTAATTTTGCGATTAGATTAAATAATGGAACAACTTCTTATCCAAACGTTTTTACTATTAATACTCCCTATGTTTTAAATACTAATGGAAATAACTTGTATGGAATTGGTAATGACCTAATTAATTTAACTAATACTACTTATACCATTGAATTAATACAATGGACAACATCTGGAAACACTATTGATATTTCCAATCAGATAATTAATTTTAGCATAACATTGATTCCTATATCTTAAATAAAAAAATATTGTTTATATATATTAATGTCCAATTTTGATTATAAATCGTATTTACTTAATAGAAACTTATGTAGCAAAAATTTTAATTTAATACCTGGTCCTATTGGATTAATAGGTCCTCAAGGAGCTATTGGACCTAAAGGTATTCAGGGCTCTACGGGTCCACAGGGTGCCCAAGGAGCACAAGGTGCTTGCTGTGTAGGTGCTACTGGGGCTACTGGCCCCCAAGGAGCTCCAGGAGTCGGAGCTGGTGTTGCGGGTCCTATAGGACCTGTTGGGGCTCCAGGCCAGGGTTATGCTGTTAATAAAGTGACAGAAGATGTTCTTACTTTAACTAATGATTTTTCTAGCCCAGCATATTCATTTGCTTTTCAAACTTTACCAGGATCAGGAGCAACTTGGCATGTAACATGGTCTATATCAGTACCTAATTTTTCAGATAGTACAAATAATTTTTGTATTACTTTTTATGATGGTATAACAGAATATCAGACAATTATTCATAATAAATCTAATCCATTTTACTTACATACAAATGGAACTCATACTGCTGCCTCAGGAAATGATATTATTACACTTGGATTATCAACTGATTATGTTGTAAATGTTTATCATTCATCAAATATATATTCAGGAAGTCAGCTTCCTTTTACAATATCAGTCACATTAATTAGTTTATAAAATATTTAATAGTTAAAAAGTATAAATTATTTATTTATATATAATAAATAATGTATGGTAATTATTCTAAATATTTAGGAGCTAGAAGATGCTGTGAATTAAATAATAGAATACACTGGTAATAATAATAATGTAGCAGCAGACTTAAGTTGCCAAATAGATTTATTTTAAATATATTTTTGCTTTTTAGTTTTTTTGGTTATACCTTTTCTAAAGGTATATATATAATGGCATTTACAAGATTTCATGATGATCCGGCAAGAATTACAAAACAACTTCAACAACAAACTGATCAAGAAAGATGGTATCTAGATGTTCCTGGTAATGGCGAGAAGCCATGTTTCATGCTAGATCCTCAAATTATTCCTCAAAAATGGGGAGGTAATTTGTGGACGCATTGTACAGACATTCAAAGTTCACTTTTAGGAATAGATAGACAATTAAGTAGAGATTGTTTAAACAAAGAAAAGTATAAAAGACAAACAGTACACGCTTCTCCAATAGATTACCCTATATGTGATCAATTTTTAACAACAGAGCAAAGCAGATCAATAATGCCAGCTTGGACCGCAAGAGATTTAACACAAAATCACGCATATATTTTACCAAATAATCCTCAAGCACATACAGAGATGCCTTTTCAAAGTTACGCAAGTACAAGAATTTTAGAAAAAGATAGTTTCCAAAGAGAATTTGATTGTGTGCCACCAAATGATCAAACTTATACAGTACCAGTACAAATTCAAAAAGGAACTTATGTAGCAGGAAGAACCACATGTTCTGTAACAAATGATTGTGAAAGAGTTTAAAAATGCCAATATAAGAAGAATTATAAATATTTTAGTAATATAGTTGTCTAAAAAATAATTAATCTTTTATTTTTTTACTTTGTTATAAAAGTAAAAAAAGTATATGTATATATATAATATGGAAATAGCTATACCATTAGTAGCATTAGGAGGAATGTATGTTATTTCAAATCAAAATAAAAACAACTCTTCCAACGATGTAAAAAACAATAACAAAAAAGGAAAAAAGGAAAATTTCAATAATATGGGAATAAGAACAAATCTAGGTACAAAAAATACAGAATCCCAATTATCAAATTATTTACCAAACACCAATGTTCCTCCACAAAATTATCCAATAATGAATAATAAAGAATTAGTTGATAATATTCAGGAATATCCAAATCCAAATGTAGCAACAGATAAGTATTTTAACCAAAATGTTTATGAAGAAAAACAACGTGCTGGTGTTCCTATTAGTAATAATATTCAGCAAATTTATTCATTAACAGGCGATTATTTATCATCAAAAGAATTTATGCATAACAATATGGTGCCATTCACTAGCAGTAAACCATTTGGTCAAGTGTATAATAATAATAATGCTGAAACAATTTTAGATAATTATGTGGGAAATGGATCACAAACAATTAAGAAAATAGAACAAGCACCGCTATTTAAACCAGAGGAAAATGTACAATGGGCTTATGGTATGCCAGATATGAGTGATTTTTTTCAATCAAGACAAAATCCAGTAAATCGTAATAATAAGGTAAAACCATTTGAATCTGTTATGGTAGGACCTGGTTTAGATAAAGGTTATACCGCAGCAGGAAGTCATGGTTTCAATGCTGGTATGGAAGCCCGCGATAAATGGTTACCAAAAACAGTTGATGAATTACGTATTACAACAAATCCAAAACAAGAATATAGTTTAGCAGATTTACAAGGACCAGCGCAATCAGTTATAAAAAATGTAGGTATAGAAGGTAGAGTAGAAAAATATAGACCAGATACATTTTTTATTAATACACAAGACCGTTGGTTAACAACAACAGGAGCAGAAAAGGCTGGAAGAATGGTAGCTGAAGAAATCCAGAAAACATCAAATAGAAATGAAACAACAACATTTCAACACGGAACGCCAAATGCTATATTAAAGACAGCTAGTTATGTTCCAAAGAAATACGAAGAACCAAAAAAACATCAATTAGAAGGTTTTGATGTAGGACATTCTAATGCCTCAGGAGCTGGTCCCCATAATGATAAAGATCAACAATTAAATAGTCATACAAATTATGCTAATAATAGAGCAATTAATTTACAACCACAAACCTTTGGTTCGGGATTTTCTAGAGCTATAGGAGCTGCTATTGCTCCAGTTATGGATATTTTGAAACCATCAAGAAAAGAGGAATATAGTTGTAATATGCGTATTTTTGGTAATTTAGGTGGCGAAGTTCCAGGAAATTATGTAGTAAACCAAGGTGATGTTCCTACAACAACGATAAAAGAAACAACTTTGTATAAGCCAAATGGATATATTGGTAATCAAACAGATAATGCTGCTTATTTGGTGAATGATCAACAACCAATAGCAAACCAACGTGATACTACAAATTGCTCTCAAGTTATGGGCGTTTCATCAAAATATGGAAATAGACAATATGATTCAGTTTACAGACAAACTAATAGTGAAGCTAAAGAGAAAAGTATTGCTGGTAGGACTAATCAAGGTAATACTAATCAATTTAACCCTTATATTAATGTAACATTATCAAAATTAGATTCAGATCGTGAAAATAATAGATTATGGGCACCCCAATCAGTAATTCAAAATGGACCATCAGTTCAAACCTATGGAAAAGCTAATATGCCTCAATATTATGATAATTGTATTGGTTGTGATCGTATTTCTCCAGATTTGTTAAATGCTTTTAAAGAAAATCCATATACACATAGTTTAACAAATTCTGTTTAAACCATAACAAATTTATTTCTGTAAATAATTTAATAATATAATAAATTAAATTATAATATCATTTTCAAAAATAATAAATACGTAATATTAAAATATAAAAACACTATTTTAATATTAGTAAACCGTTTTAAAATGACAATAAATATTCATGAAAATATAAAAGAAAAACTTAAATACTTTCACAATATAAAAAAAATTCCAAATATAATTTTTAATGGTCCAAGTGGTTCAGGTAAAAGTACAATAGTGAATGAATTCATTTCATTAATTTATCAAGGTAACAAAGAAAAAATAAAGAATTTTGTAATGTATGTTAATTGCGCGCATGGAAAAGGTATAAAATTTATTAGAGAAGAATTAAAGTTTTTTGCGAAAACACATATAAATTCAAATGGTGGAGATACTTTCAAAAGTATAATATTATTAAATGGAGATAAACTAACAATGGATGCTCAATCAGCTTTAAGAAGATGTATAGAATTATTTAGTCACAATACAAGATTTTTTATAATTGTTGAAGATAAATATAAGTTATTAAAACCAATTCTATCAAGATTTTGTGAAATATATATATCGGAGCCTGAATACAAAGGAAAACAAATAAATCTATATAAATATAATTTAGAAGAATCATTTAAATTATCTAGTGTGAAAAATCAACGTTATGATTGGTTAAAAAAGGAAATAAAAAAATCAATTTTGGATGAAGAAAAAATGACTGAAATAGCGATTGAGGAATTTATTATAAAATTATATGAAAAAGCATATAATGCGTTAGATATAATAAATTTAATAGAAGATGGAACAATATCTTTATCAGATGAAAAAAAGTATGAATTGTTAATAGCATTTAACAAAGTAAGGAAAGAATTTAGAAATGAAAAATTATTGATGATGTTTGTTATAAATTTTACTTTTTTAGATAAAGAAACTCAATTGGAAAACATATCATTTATGTAAAATGTAATATATTTTGATTAATATTTCACAATATATTGCTTTAAGATTATATAGTCGTTTTATCAATAACAACTTCTTTGGAAATATTCTTAATAATTTTATTATAGTTTTTTTGTTGTTCTTCCTTAGTTGAACCAGACATAACTTCGCATATCATTTTCATATATTTATCATTTTGTTTAGATTCTGGATTATTATATTCTGGATTTGCTTTTTGCCATTCGGGAATTTGTTTAATATTTTTATTAGCAACGATTTTTATAGCATTTGTTAGTTTATCTTTAGTATCATTATCCTTAATCCATTGATTATCATCTTTAATATACAAAACATCTCTTTTTGAATCACTACAATGTATTGGTCTTTGAGGTAGATCTATATCATTTAAATTTTTAATAAAAATTTTGCTAATACCTTCCGCATAACCTAATTTGCCAGTTTCTTCAAGATCAGTAATAGATAATTGAATTTGATTCACAAAATCTGTTAGATTAATTGCGTCTTTACAGGTTTCATTTAAAAATACATTAATGTTAAATTTGTTATTATTTATAGTATTATTAATTGTTCCAGAATTACCATTGTTAGTTTGGGCAATTTCAAATAATTTGGTATTTTGTTCCATAAGTTGTTTATTTTGTTGTGAAAGTTGTTCAATAAGTAATTTATTTTGTTCCATTAGATAATCTTGAACATTTTTGTCATCTTTTATAACATCAATAATCATTTTTGTTTTATTTAACACTTCACATTTTTTAATATGTTTCCATAAACCACTATTGGTCTTATACATTTGTTTGCAGTGCTGACATTTGTATTCATTATTCTCATAATTTGCTACTTTTGCTATTTCCGATTTGCTACTTTTGGAAATATTATGTTTATCAGTTGCTAAATGTTTATCATAATTTGATTTTCGTGACGTAATATAGTAACAAAAATCGCACTCATAAATCTTCTTAGTTTTGCTATTTCCTAAGTTTTCCATTTATTTCCTAAAGTAGCAAAATAAAATATTTTTAAGTACTTTTTTAAAAAAATGAGAAAAAAAATATCGTAACACATTTTTTCCACTTTTTTCAAAATTTAGAGCATTTTCGTCACAAATCCGTTTTCAGAGAGTCTTTTTCAAGACTTTTTTGGGAAATCCGAAAATGGACATTTTTAAAATGTCCAAAATCCATTTTCCTTTTTACTTTTTGGAAAAAATTTGTTACTGAAAAATACTACCAAAATAAACTAACAAAATATCTGATGATTTATGCTAACACTACAGAAAAAATAATTGTTACGATAAAAAAACATATAAAATTTTAAAATTTTAGAAATAAGTTTAAAATATAAAAATTAAACATCAAATAAATACATTATGGATGATTTCAATGTTAGTTCATTACATGAATCAAAGAATGAGTGGGGCGCAAGATTATTAACAATATTAACGCCTTTATTAATTGAAGGATTTAAATCAATTTTTGATGAATCATATAAACTTTGTAAAGAAAACGGAGAAGTAGATAAATATTTAATGACATTTCAAAACTTTATTACAAGAATTCCAAAATGGAATGCGACAATAATTGAAACAGAACGTAAAAGAATTGTTGATAGAAGTAATTGTTCATATTTAGAAGAATTAGTAACATGTATTCATATAGTTCAATTAAAGATCTTAACAGCTATGCGTGTAGGTCAAAAACAGAAAAAAATAGATATAAATATTCCAAAGTTGGATGATTTTATTCATAAAGCATACATAAATGTTGCTAGAAAAATATATAAAAATGTTTATCTATTTGAATTAAATATATCACCATTACAAGTTCAAAAACATAATAGAGAACTAGAAATAATAGTTCAAGAATGTATATTAAATGCTGTTAGGGAAAGTATTCCTGTAGAAAGTATTTTAAGAGCTTATATGGATGAAACAGTTGAAGAAGATATTGTTGAAGAAATAAAAGAACAAATAATAGACAATCCAAATCCAGTAGCTAAAACGGTATCGGAAGCTATTTTTGAAGGTAAAAATGAAAATGTTAGTTTAAAGTTTAATGATGTAGATACAGTTTTAAGTAAAAACGGTGAAGAAGAAATGGTAAATGCTCCTAAAACAATTGAACGCCTTGAAGAAATTAGTACATTGAGAAGTTTAGCAAGAAAGATGGAAGAAGCCGAGGAAGAAGAAAAATTAAATATATCAAATGAAGAGGTATCATTAGATGGTTTAGATGTTCATGTAATAAATCCTCCAGAAATAAAATTAGATAACGATTTATTGTTAGAAGATATAGAAGTTTTAGCATAATTTGCCACCGCACGCCTCATTTTAGAATAAATTGGTAGGCACTTATAAACAATTTTTAAGGAAAAAACTAGGCAAGCAGAAGGTGACTTTTAATTAACGTAGTTTTCCGATATTTAATAGGAAAGGTTCGGCAAGCAGCAAGTGACTTTTAATAAACGTAGTTTTCCGATATTTAATAGGAAAGGTTCGGCAAGCAGCAAGTGACTTTTAATAAACGTAGTTTTCCGATATTTAATAGGAAAGGTTCGGAAAACGTAGTTTTCTGATAAATGCGTTAATAATAAATAAGAAATTTAAAAATATATTTTACTATGGATAATATATTTTTAATAGCAGGAATAATATCTATAATTTTTTTAATAGCAAAGTTTTTAGAAATGAGATATATAGATAAAGAGCCAAAGCCATTGAAATACTTAATAAGAGATACATTATTAGTGTATTTAAGTGTAGTAACTGGTAAATTTGTAGTAGATCAATTAAATCCAATGATTCATGAAACAGTGGCGCCGGTAATACCTATAGCATTTACAGATAATCCCCCATTTTAACGACCTGTCCATACTTTTACAAATGGATAAATAACTCTTTTATTTTTTAGATCTTCATTGTATTGTTCATAAGTATAATCAAATGATTTATTTTTAGATAAAATATCACCAAAAAGCGAACTGATTTTGTTTAATTGTGGATATTCTTGAGTAAATAACACTCCCATAATACGTTCTAAACAACAACGGTCAGATCTATTGTGAATTACATTTACTAAATTAGTAATATTATATTTATTTTGTAATGATTCTAAGAATGATAATTTTATATAGCATTGTGTTCCAAATACTAAATTAAAAGAACTCTCTTTATTTACTTTATTTAATCCAAGAATATTAATATCATTTCCTTTTAATTTTCTAATAAGTTCATTATTATTATTTAAACAAGAAGAAATACGAATTGAATTACCTGAGTTTTCTTTATCATAAATATGATGCCAAAATGGCATAACAGGCATATTAAAAGTTTCAAAAGGCACTCTTCTATGAATAAAACAACTATCATGAATAATAACCGCACTAGGAAACCATTTATATTTTAATAAATAAATATATGGAAGAATTTCTCCTCTACCAGGATATTCAGAATTAATTATAGTTAAATTTTTATATGGAAATTGTGCTTTAACAAAATTTTTGTTACTATTATCATCAATAATAACAATTTGTTTAAAAGGATAAAAAGTCCTAATAAGTTTTACACATTGATTCCAATATCTATTGGTTTTTGCTGAATTGACGTGGCGTGTAATAATAAATCCAAAATCATTCATTAAAATAATATATAATATATGAATAATATTATTTTAATATTTAAATTAATAGAATATTTTAACAATAACATGGTAATTCATCAATATTAATAATTTGTTCATTTTGTATATTATTCTTATTAGATACAATAAATTTACTAAATTCTTTGCGTTCTAGTTGTGCTAAAGGAGTATGATTATGAACATAACGAGCAATCATTTTGTATAATTTAAAGTCCGGATAACGTTCTGATCCATTATTTTTATATAAAACGTTAATACCATTATCGTCAATACACCATTCAACAATAAGTTTAATAATTGGAGAACATTCATCAATATTTTTAATCATATCAAAATCATCAACAACATAATCAAAAATAGAACAAGCTAATCTACATAAATCAAAACTGAAATTAGGTTCTAATCTAGGTTTTTTCTCATTATAATAAGGTTCAGTATTATATTGTGTCGCAGCATCACCACCAGTTTGAAAGCTATCACTACAAAAAAGTTTACCATTGAATTTATAAATAGCACGTCCAAAATCTATGATTTTATATAATTTGCCAAATGTGGGTACTTTATATGTTTTCTTTTTATAAGTATAGTATAAAAATTTTTTATTAGTAGGTATATACATGATATTATTTGTGTGTAAATCGTTGTGCGTAAAAGAAAATACTTTTTGATAAGTTATAAGAATCATAATAATTTGCATTAAAGCAGAAAACCATTCATCATCGGATAAATTACCGTTAATAATTAAATTATCAAAAGTATTATCACAATGTTCCATACATATTACTTGAACTGGGAATTTTGGAAAGGTAGCAAATAGAGATTCTTCTTCAGTATCGTCATGACTGAAATCATAGTTATCATTATCACTGTCATCGTCTTCAACATCGTCATTAATATTTGAATTATTATCAGATTTATCGGAATTATAATTTTTTTTATCATTATCGTTAGTATAGGATGTTCTAGAGGAACAAGTAGAACCAGATTTAAGAGTTTCAGATTTTTTGTCTTTAATGGAAGAAATTTCAAAATCATTAGAATTAGTGATATCAATTAATTCAACACCCATTGTTTTGATATCATTTAATGAAATATGTGAATTTTGAAAGATATTATTAAAAATATTTTCATCAATAGATTTTAAAGATAAAGCAGATGAGTTTGATTTTAAACTATTAGATATGTTTAATGGTTGTAATTTTTTAGTTTCTTTATTAGTAATAAGATGAGAATAATCGTCAATATTGAATAATACATTTTGTTGTTTTACAAAAAAATCAGATTGTATAAGAAAATCTAAATCATCAATAATATTAAGTTTATAATCATTTTTAATAGCTAAGAATGATCCATAATATTCAACTCCATGAATAAAATTATGTTCATGTAATAATTGATTAGTTAAAAATGAAAAAAATCCATCAATATATGAAGAATTATTGGGGTCAGATATTTTGCTATGAACAGTAATATTTTTATCAAAAGATGGTAAATTAAATAACTGCGTATCTAAATAATTATATTTGCCAACTAAATATTTAAAAGGATCCAAAAGTGGAGCCATTTTAATAAAAATTTTCTGACTATGAATCATGTCATGTTCATCATCAATATTTTTTAATTTGGATAAAAAAACATGTTGATGTTCAGTATTATGTTTAATATCCTTAATATCAGATATAGACCATTTATGATTTAAGTTAATAGAGTTAAAATTATAATCATTTAATGAAAAAAATCTTTCATAAATGGGAATGTAATTTTGAACATCAGATAAATTAATATTTTTGTTAGTTAGGAACTTGTTAAAAAGAGCGGTATTTTTGCGTTTTTGGTAGTTAACCGAAATAGTCATTAGCTAAATAAAATATAAATTAAATAAATATTTAACTAATTATTTTATCAATTATTTAATAAAATTATAAATTATAAATTTGCTAAACAATTGAGAAAAAAAATTGCGTAAATAAAATGTTTTTATTTAGTATAATAATTATAATGAATTTGGAATTAAAAAGGTTTGATATGAAAAGTATTAGTTTTAAACCTAATGAGTCAAAAGGACCTGTAATAGTTTTAATTGGTCGTCGTGATACTGGTAAATCGTTTTTAGTAAGAGATTTATTATATTATCATCAGGATATTCCAATTGGTACTGTAATTTCAGGGACAGAAGAAGGTAACGGTTTTTATGGCAAATTAGTGCCAAAATTGTTCATTCATAATGAATATAATACAGCTATCATTGAAAATATATTGAAGCGACAACGTGGTGTATTGAAGCAAATAAAAAAAGAAATGGAGCAGTTTAATAGGTCAACAATTGATCCAAGAACATTTGTAATTTTAGATGATTGTTTGTATGATAATACATGGGCGCGGGATAAGATGATGCGATTACTTTTTATGAACGGTAGACATTGGAAGGTCATGTTACTTATCACAATGCAATATCCTTTAGGCATCCCTCCGACGCTCAGAACTAACATTGATTACGTCTTCATTTTGAGAGAACCATATATCGCAAATAGAAAGCGTATATACGAGAATTACGCAGGTATGTTTCCAACATTGGAATCCTTTTGTCAGGTGATGGATCAATGTACAGAAAATTATGAGTGTTTGGTAATAAATAACAACGCAAAGTCAAATAAACTACAAGACCAAGTGTTTTGGTATAAGGCAGATGCTCATAATGACTTCAGATTAGGGTCAAAAGAATTCTGGGAGCTATCAAAACAAATAAATGATGACGACGAAGATGAACAATATGACCCAAATAACGTGAAGAAACGTGGTCAGGGACCAAAAATAGCGGTAAAAAAGAGCAAATGGTAATAATCCGCTTTTAAAATAAAAAAGCGGTTTTTGTAAAGCTAGATTTATTATTAAAACTTGCTTTTGTTGTTGCAAAAGCAAGTTTTATTTTAATAATATTTTTTATAATCTAGATAATAAATAATTTCGCTTTTAAAATTCGCTTTCATACTATATAAGCAAAAATTATTACTTAAAGATTAGACAAGAATATTATTATAATAAGATGACAGGCTTTAACATTGTTGACCTTATTGAAAAAAATCCTATTTCAAAATTATCCAGCACATATAATAGCAAATTAATATCCAAAATCCAATCAAATTTTTCTGGATATGAACAACAACTATTTGTAACTAGTTTTTATTGCTACTTAAATTATGATAAATCAAATGATTTTGTAGTTGATTTAGATGAACTATGGGAATGGTTAGGATTCAAACAAAAAGTAAACGCAAAAGTAATATTAGAAAAACATTTTAAAGTTAATATTGATTATAAAATTCTTGCTCCTCAAGAAGGAGGAACTAATATAAACTTGCTTTCCGCTATCGCAGAGCAAGATTTTCAGAGCAAAAAACATGGCGGACAAAATATAAAAAAAATTTTTTTAACAATAAAATGTTTTAAGTCATTATGTTTAAAAGCTCAAACGAAAAAAGCATCTGAAATTCATGAATATTATATTAAATTAGAAGACGTTTTACACGAAGTTTTGGAAGAAGAATCAAATGAATTAAAGCAAAAATTATTGAAAAAGGAAAATATTATCTTAGAAAAAGAAAAAGAAATTGAAAAAACAATAATTAAACAATTCCCATTAAATACGGAATGTATATATTTTGGAACAATTGATAATACAAATGATTCAAATGAAAAATTAATAAAATTTGGACATACAAATGATCTTTCAACAAGAGTATTAGACCATCATAAAAAATATACAAATTTTAAATTGGTATCGGCTTTTAGAGTTCAAAATAAAGTAGAAATAGAAAATTTAATTAAAACACATCCAAAAATAAAAAAACAAATAAGAACTATCCAAGTTAATGAAAAAAATAAAACAGAAATTATAGCATATAATGAAACAACTTTTACTATTGATAAGTTAAATTATTATATTAAAGAAATAATAAATTCCAAAACATATAGAATAGATAATTTCAATAAATTATTAAAACAAAATGAAGAATTGTTAAATGAAAATAATGAATTAAAAAATCAATTAAAAAATAATAATGAAACAATTTTAAAACAAACGCTAGAAATAAATGAATTAAATGATAAATTAAAATTACAAGATAACACATTACAATTATTTGAATCCGAAAATCAATCAGTTTATCAAAATCCTCTAATAGAAGAAAACGAATATACTAACAAATTCAATGAATTTATAGATACAATGTGTATTGTTCGTTCAGACGTTGAAGAATCGTGTGTAAATATGGAAGGTCAATATCGTATATGGAGTAAAATAAAACCCAAAAAAGAAATATTTCATGCGTTCAAAACATATTTAGATATTAGATTTAAACCGAGTAGGCTTTCTAATCAAAATAAAGACCAAGTTGTAAATGGTTATATTGGAGTAAAGTTAAAATCAATTGAATATAAGAAAAAATGCGTAAATAATGATGTAGAAACATTTTTATTCCAAGTATGTAAATTTTCTCCATGCGGAAAGATTTTAAACTCTACTTTACTGGATGAATATCAAAGATGGAAAAAAAGTTTAAATAAAGAATGCTCAAACCGTGAATTTGATATGAAGGAATTAAAAGATTATTTAAATTCATGTGAATATGTATTAAAAGCTACAGTTTGGACTGATAAAGGTTCAAACGAAGGCTATTATGGAATATCATTAAAAGTAGATGAATATAAACATAAAATTACTTCATCAACCGGTAAAAAAGTAGAAAAAATAGAAGTAAACACAGGTCAAATTTTAGGAACATGGGAAACAATAGCAAAAGCTGCAGAAGCAGAAAATATTTCAGCAGCAAAGATGTCAAGAAGTGTAAAAAATAAAATAATCTATAATAATGATTATTATTATATAAAGAAAATTACTTAAATTTTTAGCTATAATTATAATAATAATGAGGCTTTTACATTATTTAACAATCCCGTTATTATTAAGAAGTAAATGTATTTTAACTGATAATAAGAGGTTATCAAGTCTTGGAAAAAGATTGGTTCCAATAATGAAAAAAGATAGTTTAAAAAACTCGCCATTATATGTGCCAAAGACTTATAATCAAAAAGAATATGTAAAAGCTTTGGATTCTAAAGAGGATTGTATAACAGTTGTTATGGGACCAGCAGGAACTGGTAAAACATTAATGGCATGTAATAGCGCAGTAAATTATTTAAAAGAAAATAAAATAGACAAGATAATAATTACAAGACCAGTTGTTCCAGTAGAAGAAGAAATAGGATTTTTACCCGGTTCCCTAATAAAAAAGATGGACCCATGGACAAGACCAATTTTTGATATATTAGAAGAATATTTTTCAAAGACACAAGTGGCAAGCATGGTTCAAAATGGACAGATTGAAATATCGCCATTAGGGTTTATGAGAGGACGTACATTTAAAAATGCTTTTGTAATAGCGGATGAAATGCAGAATAGTAGTCCAAACCAGATGTATATGTTATTAACAAGGATAGGAACAAATAGTAGAATGGTAATAACAGGTGATTTAGAGCAAAGCGATAAATTAGAGAATAATGGATTAAAAAATTTGATAGAAAAAATACAGTTATATAATAAAAATCAAAGACTAGAAAATATAAAATTAATAGAATTGAATTCAAGTGACATACAAAGAAGTGAATTGGTAGAAAGTGTAATAAATCTTTATAAATTTAAACCGTTTGAAGATAATACAAAAAATAACATAGAAAAGGAAAAATATGTAATAAAAAGACCAATGTATACCGATCCTGACAAATTTTATTCAGATGCTGCTTTAATTCCAAAAAAAGATTATAAAGAATTTCCAAATAAATAATTTCTTATTTTGTTAATAAATTTTTACATAATTTAGAGGCAATCCAAGTTCCGAATATTAGCCACATATTAGTAATAATATTTCCTCCATTAAATATAACCCATCTTAGACCAGAACAATAAGGAGTTAAAACCATAAAAGGTGATATTAAAAATCCAAGAATGGTTGATGGTGTACAAAATTTATGATATAGTATTCCAGAAAAGTAATGGATAATAATCCATAATATATAAATACCAATAATTTCTAATGTGAATTGAATATATTTTATAAGATTGCTAAAAACCATAATTTTCATATTTCTTTGTAAAATTTAATGCTGATTTTATAAAATCAATTTTATTATTTATTTATTCTTACTTCGTTCTATAATTGTAAAATTGTTATTTTTTGTAAACAAAATGTTTTTCATGAATTAAAACTTAGAAATAAATTATTATTAT